TCGGCGCACAAACCACTGCCGCCAGCGCCAATTTACACGCAAAGGATTTCTGAGATGGGAAAAGTGAAGTTTGAACTGAATCTTGCAGGGCTGAATGCGGTGATGAAATCGCCAGGTGTGCAGGCGCAGCTGCAGGCAGCAGGCGAGGCTGTGGCAGGTGCAGCGGACGGGAATTACGGTGTCAGGGTGCATGAGGCATCGTTCGTGGCGATTGCCAATGTGTATCCGGAAGACAAGGAAAGTGCAAAGAAGAACTATGAGCGGAATGAGCTGTTGAAAGCGATAGGAGCGGCAGGCTTGCCGATGGGATGATGACCAGATTAGAGAAACTGAAAGCACTGGAGGCGAAACTGAGAGTGGCGATGGATGTCTGCGAGTCGCAGTCGCTTGCATCGCTTGCCAGACAGTACCGGGAGACAATCCGGGAGATAGAAGAGATCGAGAGCGTAGATGAGTCAGACGAAATCAGCGACATCATTAATGGGCTGTCAGGAGCCGACAGCGAGGATCGCGCCGAACTACCTGAAGAGTGACGGCATGAAGGCCGCCAAACTGCTCCGGGTCGGCGGCTTGACGTTGGATCCATGGCAAATCGACATTCTGGATGATTGGCTCGGCATGACCGCATCCGGGAGATGGGCGAGTACAACCTGCGGCGGTTCTGTTCCGCGCCAGAACGGAAAGACGCTGTTGTTACAGAGTCGGGCGGCGGCAGGTATGCTGTTGTACGGAGAGGAAGTGATCTACACCGCACACTTGCAGAAGACGGCAACCGAAACGTTTGAAGAATTGCGAGAGTTTTTCGAGCATCCGAAGATCATCAAGCACGTCAAGGAAGTCAAGACGGCGCTCGGGCGCGAGCAGATCATACTGAAGAACGGCGCCAGGATAAAGTTTTTGGCACGAACTCGGAACGGTGGGCGTGGGCAGCATGGAGATTTACTAATAATCGATGAGGCACAAGAGATTGATGAGAACGCACAGGCTTCGTTTCTTCCGGCAATTTCGGCAAGCCTCAACCCCCAGACGATATACACCGGCACTCCGCCAGATCCGACGGCGCCAGGCATCGTCTTCCGTGGGATACGCAAGAAGGCATTGGACGGCGAAACCTCGAGAACATCGTGGTTCGAGTTTAGTGTTGATGATATCGGAAATGTGAGTGAACGAGAACGCTGGGCGGCGTGCAACCCTGCACTCGGTCGGAGGATCCTGTTATCCACGATCGAGAGCGAGTGTGAACAGATGGATCCTGACACGTTTGCCCGTGAGCGTCTTGGCTGGTGGAGCCCCGTGATCACTCATGAGATTGAACCGGCGATTGATGCCGAAGCATGGAACCTGTGCGCGAGCATGAGCCAGAAGCCGGAAGGAAAGACGGCGTATGCGGTGAAGTTTGCGGCAGATGGTTCCGAGGCTGTGCTGTGCGGTGCGGTGATCCCGAAGGAAGGCCCGGCGCGGATATCGTTGATTGACAGGAAGCCTGCAGGCTACGGCACCAAATGGCTTGCTGATTGGCTGCTCCCGCGATACAAGAGCGCATCGTGCGTGGTGATTGATGGTCGGAATGGTGTCGACGTGCTGATTGACCGCATATCGGACACTTGGAAGTATAAAGGCTGCATTGTTAAGGCTTCCGCGAATGATATGGTCGCGGCGGTCAGCGTGCTGATGGATGGCTTGTCGGAAAAGTCGTTCACGTGGTACGCACCACAGGAAGACTTGAGGAACAGTGCGCTGTCATCCGTGAAGCGTCCGATCGGCAAGGGTTGGGGCTTCGGTGGTGACGATTCGGCACCAATCGAGGCGGCTGCGCTCGCACTCTGGGGCGCAAAAACCAGTAAACGAGACCCATCGAGGAAGATGAGGGTAGGATGATGTTGATTTTAGACAAGATGATGTGTGATGCGGCAGGGCTGACCGCAGAGGAACGGGCGAAACTGTCCGACCTCATTGACGTGTTCAACGCTCATGTGAGCAAGAACGCGCTGAAAAACAAATACTACGAAGGGCACGTAACTCTGGCGGACGTGAATCTGGGCATTGCGCTTCCGGAGCGGTTGTCTACCCTCGAAGTCGGGTGCGAATGGGGCGCAAAGACTGTTGACGTGCTCGCAAGCCGGTCACTGTTCGATGGATTCGTCGGAGAAGATGGTCAGTCAGCCGAGACCATGCAGAGGATCCTTGAGGACAACCGGTTGTTGTCGGAGTACGCGAAGGCATGCAAAGATGAGCTGAAGTACGGGTGCACGTTTGCCACGCTCAGCGCGGATCCTGTTCTCGGATGTCGGATCCGATTCCATTCGCCGGCGACTGCTTCCGCATTGTGGAGCGGTGAGGCCGGTCGGATCGAGTGCGGCTTGTCCATCATCGACAGCACGAAAGATGAAACGCTGTTCGGAAAATTCACTCCGGCTGTTCTGAGGCTCGACACCGACACGGCTGTGGTTATGCTCCGGAAGGTGGACAACAGGTGGATCGCAGAACGTCACGAGCATGTCATGGGCAGGCCGCTCATGGAACCGCTTATCTGGAATGCGACACCGGCGAAGCCGTTCGGGCGCTCCCGTCTGAAAAAGCCGATCCGGGAACTGATCAAAGGCTACGTCCGGACGATCGCCAACGCCACGATCGGGCTCGAGTTTGCCACAAGTCCGCAGAAGTATCTGCTTGGCGTAACTGACGAACAGTATGATGCGGTGGTCTCGAACAAATTCCGTCAGTATGTCGGTTCAATTCTGACGGCTACCACGAACCCGGAGACCGGCGAGAGTCCGCATTTCGGACAGCTGCAGCAGGGCAGCATCGGGCCGCATGTCGAAATGATTCGGCTGCTTGCCACCCAGTTTTCAGCGGCGACCGGCCTGTCTGTTACGGACACCGGCGTGATCAATGACGCGAACCCATCTTCAAGCGACGCGATACTGGCGCAGGCTCAGACGCTTGTGCTGATGGCGGAGCAGCTGAACAGCGGTAACGGTGACAGCCTGAAGGTGATTGCCAGGATGGCACAGGCGATTGCCAGGAACGTCCGCCTGGAAGACCTGACCGACGAAGAGCGGAATATTGTGGCACACTTCAAAAACCCGGCGATGCCGTCTGTGTCGATGACTGCCGACGCGGCTGTGAAGATCGCCTCGACACGGCAGGGATTCGCTGACACGGACGTCTATCTGGAGATGGTCGGATTCGATCAGGCTGATATTCGTCGTATCAAGGCTCAGGAACAGCGAGCGCGTGGTCTGAATGTTTTGACGGAGATTGGCAATGCTGAATGAAGCTAATTTTATGGCTTATGTGCGGAAGATGCACCAGCTGAACGAAATCGCCGCGAAGGAAATGCAGACATATATCGACAAATTCGGGTTCGATAACATGTCGCAATTGGTTGCTGAGGCAGAATACATTGCCACCAAGTACGGCGAAGGCTCCAGCTCGCTTGCTTGCCTGCTGTATGACTATCTGGCAGAACAACAGGGCGCTAAGGTTCCGCCGGCTATACCGGCGCCGGTGGCAACGCATGACGAAACATGGGGCGCTGTGCAGGGTGCGCTGAATGAAGGTGCGGGAAAGGTTGCGAACGCTGTCAGCAGGCTTGTGAAGCAGGCCGGAGCGGACACGATACAGCAGAACGCCGCCAGAGACCGCGCCGAGATGGCTTTTGTTCCGGTCGGACAGACCTGCGCCTTCTGCATGATGCTCGGCTCCAGAGGATGGGAGTCAGTGAGCCGGAACGCTAAGAGCCATGCGGCGCACATCCACGCCAACTGTGACTGCCAGTACATTGTGCGGTTCAATCCGTCCGAAGGGGTCGCAGGGTATGACCCGAACAAGTACAAGCGCATCTACTATGACGCCGATCCGGGCGGAAGCAGTAAGGACAAGTTAAACGCTATGCGGCGTGACTTGTATGCAGAACAACATAATGATGATTCAAGCACCTGATTCGGGTGCTTTTTTCATGCCCACGTGAGGCTATCACGGATTCACGCAAAAGCGGAGGTAACTTATGGAAACTGTGAATCAGGACACCCAGCAGGTTCAGGAAGAACCGCGCACATTCACTCAGGAGGAACTCGACAGGATTGTCGGGGAACGGCTCCAGCGTGAGCGTGCCAAGTACGCAGACTTCGAAGCACTGAAGGAAAAGGCTTCCAAGTTTGACCAGATCGAAGAGCAGTCAAAGTCAGAACTCCAGAAGGTGACCGAGCGAGCGGACGCGCTCCAGAAGGAACTTGACGGAATGAAGAAGGCTGATGCCATTCGGCTGGTTCGCGAATCTGTTGCACAAGAGACCGGCGTGCCGGTGAATCTTCTGCACGGAGAAACAAAAGAAGAGTGCGAAGAGATGGCAAAGGCAATCCTGTCTTATGCCAAGCCGTCCGGCTATCCGCAGGTAAGAGACGGCGGAGAGGTTCGGAACACGACCGGAGGATCCACCAGAGAGAAATTCAAGGAGTGGTTTGACTCCAACATCAATCATTAACAGGAGGCTAATTATGGCTGATATCAACAGAACTACAAATTCGATGGCACTGCCGAGCGACATCTCCAACGAGATCATGCAGAAAACTCAGGAATCGTCCGCGATCATGAGACTGGCTCATCACATCGCGCTTCCGGGCCGTGGAGTAACGATCCCGGTCATCACTGGCGATCCGACAGCAGCATGGGTTGCTGAGACTGCGGCGAAGCCGGTTTCCAACGGCACTCCCGGAACGAAGCTGATGCAGGCGTTCAAGATCGCCGTCATTGAGACCTTCTCTAAGGAATTCGTTCGCGACATCCCGGCGCTGTATGACGCACTCGTTCAGAGACTGCCCGGAGCTCTTGCTGGCGTGTTCGACAGCACGATCATCGGTGCGACTCAGGCTCCGAGCGCGACCAATTTCGACACATTCGCGTCCTGCACGGCTCAGTCGATCCTGAACGCGAACAACGGCACCTATCTCGGCCTCGTTGCGGCTGATGCGGATATCGCGGCTCATGGCGGCGTCATGAACGGTCTTGCTCTCGGCGCACAGGCTCGCGCCCTGCTGCTCACCGCGACCGATACGACCAACAGACCGCTGTTCCTGGCATCCGCGAACGACGGCGTTGTGGACAAGGTTCTCGGCGTACCGACCTACTTCAACAAGAACCTGTACAAGGCTGGCGCTTCTTCAGGATCCGTTCCGGCGATTGTCGGTATTGCTGGTGACTGGTCTCAGGCGATGTACGGCACTGTTGCCGGTGTTGAGATCGCTGTGACTGATACGGCTACCCTGACCAGCGGAAACACCACCATCAACCTGTGGCAGCAGAACATGATCGCAGTGAGAGCAGAGATCGAGGTCGGATTCCGCGCTGACACCTCTTGCTTCAACCTTCTGACCGGAGCGATCCCGTCCTGATGAAGTTTGTCCACTTCATTAACGCTTACGGCGGCGACATGTGGGTCGCGGAAGATCGCGTAGAAGAATACAAGGCGGCAGGCCACAAACTTGCCGCCGCTGATGCGGTTAAGCCCACAGAGGACGAAGAGCCGAAGCCGAAGAGACGCAAGACGACAAAGAAGTGAGGTGATCCGGATGGTGTACGCAACTGTTGAACAGGTTGCAGACGGCTTCCGCCCACTGACTTCCGACGAAGAGGCGGTTTGCCAGACACTGCTTGAAGAAGCAGCGGTGCTGATTGACGCGTACAACGATCAGGCGGCACTCGAGGCCAAGCAGGTCGTGTCGTGCAGAGTCGTTCGCAGGGCGCTTGCGGTTGGATCCGCATCCGTGCCGATGGGAGCGACGCAGGGCACCATGACGGCAGGCCCTTATTCGCAGTCGTGGACGATGAGCGGCGGAAGCACCGGTGAGCTCTATATCGGACGCACCGAGAAGAAGCTGCTCGGAGTGAGCGACCAGATCGGATGCAGTAACCCTCTGGAGGTGATTGCATGATTCATGGAATCACTGTCACGCTCATGGAGCGGACGCAGTCAGGTGTCGATGGGTTCAACCGCCCTGTGTACACGACGCAGGCGACGGAAGTCGACAACGTGCTTGTCTATCCGGCAACGTCAGAAGATGTCATCGGCGAGATGAACCTGAGCGGCAAGCATTTGGAGTATTACCTGTGCGTTCCGAAGAGCGATGCCCACACATGGACAGACCAGAAGGTGAACTTCTTCAGTGTTGACTGGCATGTCTACTCGTTGCCGGAAGAATGGATTGACGCGAACAACCCGTCCATCTGGAACAGGCGATTCAAGTGTGAGAGGTACAACAAATGATCGAGGAAGTAATTCTTAATCATCTCAGTGCCGCGCTTGATGTGCCTGTTTACATGGAGATGCCGGAAGACTGCGATGATTCCTTCGTGGTGATCGAGAAGACCGGGAGCACGTCTGTAAACCGAATCACAAGCGCGACATTTGCCATCCAGAGCTATGGGCCGACGCTCTATGAAGCGGCTACGCTGAACGAATCAGTGAAGACCGCGATGGAGGCGATGATCGAGCGCAATGACATCTCAAGAGTCGGCCTGAACTCAGATTACAACTATACCGACACGGCTATGAAGCAGTATCGCTATCAGGCCGTGTTTGTTGTTGTTTACTACTAATGGAGGTAAGCAAAATGGCTAATACAGCTACTAATGTAACCGCCGGCAAGCCTAAGGTGGGCGGTGCCATCTATCGCGCTCCGATCGGAACGACCCTTCCGACCGATGCGACCACCGCGCTGGACAATGCGTTTGTCTGCCTCGGATATGTTTCCGAAGACGGTCTGACCAACGACAACAGCCCGGAGTCCGAAGACATTAAGGCATGGGGCGGTGATACCGTTCTGACCCTGCAGACGTCCAAGGAAGATACGTTCGGATTCACTCTGATCGAGGCGCTGAACGTTGAAGTCCTGAAGACCATCTACGGCGATGACAATGTCACCGGAACACTGTCGACCGGAATCACCGTGACGGCAAACACCAAAGAACTCGATGAGTATGTGTGGGCGATCGACATGGTGCTCCGTGATGGCGCACTGAAGAGGATCGTGATCCCGGACGGCAAGGTCTCAGAAGTCGGAACCATCACCTATGCTGATGGCGACGCTGTCGGTTATGAGACCACGCTCGGCACCTCTCCGGATGCATCCGGTAATACTCATTACGAGTACATCATCAAGACCTGATCATAAGTCAATGGAGGATTAAGCATGGCAAAGGTGAAAGGAACCACATCTTCAGGATACGAGTTTTCGGTTGACGCCGAAGTCTTCAAGGACTGGCGTTTCCTGAAGGCAATCAGGAAGGCGAACGCAGACGGCGAAGAGGCATTCGAAGCCAGCCTGGACATGGTAGCCATCCTGTTCAACGATCAGAAGGAAGAAGAGCGCTTTTACGATTATCTCGCCGAGAAGAACGGCGGCAGAGTCCCGGTGGACGTTGTCGGCAAAGAGGTCGGTGAGATCCTGAAGATCATTCAGGAAAAGTCGAAAGCGGCAAAAAACTGATCGTCCTCTCAGCCATGCTTAATCTCGACGAAGACGCATTGATTTGCGACCTTGCCGAGACTTACGGAATATTCGATTACGAGTCGCTGCCTGTCCAAACGGTGGCGACTCTTTCGATTGGTTTGAGAGGGAATTCGAGAATCAAACTGAAGGCAGCAGGCACCAAACTCAGCATGACGGATGCACTGCTCGCAACTGTAGCGGATTATATGGCGCTGCTCGTGTGGATGAAGACGAAGGACGGACAACACGGTCGAAATCGTCCGAAGTCGATTCGCGATGCGCTTGAGAATGGCAACAAGAAAGACAATGACATCATCGGGTTCGACTCTCCGGAAGAGTTTGAGGCGATGCGGAAATCATTGTTGGAAGAGGTGACACATGGCTGATACATCAATCGGAAAAGCCTATGTCCAAATTGTACCGAAAGCCGAAGGCATATCCGGAGAGATAGAGAACCTGCTCGGCGACGGTGCGGCGAAGGGTGGAGAATCTGCCGGCAAAACGATGGGCAGCTCCATGCTGGGTGCGCTTAAAAAGGTTGCAGTTGCGGCAGGTGTCGGCAAACTGATCAGCGACACTCTGAACGCAGGCGGTGCGCTTCAGCAGTCGTTCGGAGGCCTCGAAACGCTGTATGGCGATGCGGCTGAGTATGCGAAAGAATACGCCTACATGGCGGCGCAGGCAGGCATTTCTGCGAATGACTATGCCGAGCAGGCCGTCTCGTTCGGTGCGTCCTTGAAGGCGGCATTCGGCGGTGATACGGAGAAGGCAGTCGAAGCGGCGAACACCGCCATAATGGACATGGCAGACAATGCTGCGAAGATGGGCACTCCGATCGAGAGCATCCAGAATGCGTACCAGGGCTTCGCCAAAGGCCAGTACAACATGCTGGACAACCTCAAGTTGGGGTACGGCGGCACGAAGACTGAGATGGAGCGCCTGCTCGCGGATGCATCGAAGTTGTCCGGAGTCGAATACAATATCGACAATCTGGGCGACGTTTATGATGCCATCCATGTTATCCAGGAAGATCTCGGCCTGACCGGCGTTGCGGCTCAGGAAGCATCCGAAACGTTCAGTGGTTCGTTCGCGGCGATGAAGGCCAACGCAGAAAACCTCATGGCTGATCTGGCGCTCGGCAATAACATCGGCCCGAGTCTCCACGCACTGGCTAATTCCGTCAAAACATTCCTGATAAACAACCTTCTGCCGATGATCGGGAACATCCTGAAACAGCTCCCAACGTTCCTGGCAATGCTTCCGGAATTCATCGCCGATATGATCCCCGATCTGGTCACTGCCGGCGGTGACATGATCGACGGGCTGATTGATGGGATTATCGCCGGGATCCCGACGTTCATCGCCGGGCTCGGTACATTGGCATCGTCCCTGTGGACAACATTCACTAATATTGACTGGGTCGGTGTCGCGAACAGCCTGCTGACTGGATTGCAGACTGCGATCGGGAGCATCTGGGATTCCGTCACGGCACTGCTTAAGGCTGAGTTTGGCATAACGATGCCAGACTGGGAGACAGTTGTCCAGGATATTTCTGATCTGTGGACTAGCGTCAAGGAAGGAATCGGAGAATTCTTCAAGGCTGCATTCGATATCCTTATGGATGACGATAAGACAGTCATCGAGAAGATTAGTGCTCTGTGGGATCTGGTTAAGACTGGCATAGCGGACTTCTTTAAGTCCGTATTTGACGTCGGAATGCCTGCTCTTCAGGACATCCTCGATAAGATTGAGGTGTTCTGGGGAGAAGTTTGGGATGGCATTGCGGAATGGTTCAAGACCACGTTTGGATTGGATGTTCCGACATGGGAAGAGGTCAAACAGAAATTCGTTGATTTCTGGGCAGATGTTGAAAAGGGAATCGCCGACTTCTTCCAAGTAGTATTCGGTATACCAATGCCATCATTAGAAGATGTCGTAGCGGACATTAAAGGTCTTTGGGAAGAAGTAAAAAAAGGCATCGGTACATTCTTCAGTTGGGTGTTCAGCATTAAACCGCCAGACCTTGAGGGAATAATTCAAAGTCTTAAAGATTTCTGGGATGATGTTGTCAAAGGAATTGGCGACTTCTTCACTCTGAAATGGATTTTGGACGACGGTTCCAGTGCAGAAGAAGCAAGCAAAACGATCGTAGACGAACACGGTCAAGTTAGTTACGGCGGAACGATAGACATCGGTGGCGATAAAGTAAACGTAGACAGCAAAGCGATTCAGGACGCGCTCTCGAGTGCGAACCTCACGCTTGCTGATATCGACACATCGTCTCTCGATACAGCGAAGCAGGCGGTGGCTGATGCCATCGCGGCGATGGAGACAACCGTCTCTGATGCGAAGCTCACGCTTCCGACTGTTGATTCGTCTGCATTGACTACGGTTTCAAAACTTATCGCACTGTGGATTTCCGCGCTGAAGAGGCAGATGAAGTTTATGTGGACGCTTCCGACACCGCACGGTTGGCTGCCACAGTTTACCGTGACCATGAGAGAAGCCGGGGACGGAACGACAAAGACAAGTTACCCGGTATTCACGAAGTCGCTTCAGTGGTTCGCCAAAGGTGGTATCTTCGACGCTCCGTCTGTAATCGGTGTTGGTGAGTCCGGAGCTGAGGCGGTCGTTCCGATTGAGAAGCTGTGGACGCAGCTGGGGCGCGAGTTTGATGAACATTCCGCTCCGCACGTGACGCAGTATTTCACTGTGAACGGTGCACAAGATCCAGACCTCTGGGCAACCAGTGCGGCGCGGACACTCAGGCGCGAGTTAAGGATGGCATGACATGGCTAAAACGAAGAAACCCACAGGGTTATCGGTGGCGCGTTCCGGGAACGTGTACACGCTGAAGTGGAAGATAGGCGGCGCGGACTACGCCAACGGTCAGCAGTTGCAGTATCGGCTGAACGGAGGCGCGTGGACGGCTGTCAGCGTAGGCGTCAATGCGGTGTCTGCGGCGCTTACACTGGCGAACGTGCGGACGCTCGCGTTCAGGGTGCGCGGCAACCAGAAGAAGAAAATCAAAAAGTCAAATCCGGGGTGGTCTGATTGGGCCACCTCCGGAGCATGGACGGCAACCGTGCCGAAGGTTCCCGAGCTGACCTACGAGAACAGAACCGTCAACAGCGGCGTGTTCACATGGAAAGCGGAAACCAACAACACAAGCACGGAAGTCTTCACGGAAGTTCAGGCGCAGACTTGTGCTATCCCCCGAAACGGTGAACCGATGGAGTCCGAATGGGGTGCGGTCATGAGCAAGACGGCGGAAGACTCCCAGACCGTCACAGAAGAGACGGAAGTGCTTGCCGAAACCAACCTTGTGCGGTGGTACCGCGTCAGGTCAGCAGGCCCGGCGGGCGTGTCCGAGTGGGCGACCGTCAGCCATGCATACGGAACCCCGACGCAGGTCGTTCTGGATTCCGCTAGCGCCGTGACGATGGGCTCGGTGTCCCGGATCACTGCGGCGTGGCGGGCGTCATACGATGACCTGAGTCCGATTGACCTCATTACCCTTCAGTATGTGATTGCATCCCCGACAGACGCAGCATTTACTCCCCCGGCAAGCGGGTGGTCGGATGCGGTCGATGTAACTCCAAACGGCGGAAACGACAAGGTGGTCGTCAACGTTTCGGCGGTCATCGGCACGGATGAATGCATGTGGGTCAGGGTGTTGTGTAATCACGACACGAACCCGTCTTACTCGAACGAACTCCTTGCGCAGGTCGGAACCCTTGCGGCTCCCACGATATCGGCGACTCCGAACACCACAACGGGCGCCGTCAGTGTCACGATCACCACGGCGACCAGCTGCACGGCGGCGAGCACGGCGATCTTTTGCCGTCTGGAGGACGACCCGAGCAATGACCGCATTATCGGCATCATGCCGTACGGCACCACTACGGCGACCTATGAGGTGCCCGAGATCATTGGCGATGACAAGACCTGCTTCGGGGCGTTCGCTTTTGTCGGAACGTACTCCGGCACGACCATCAACGCCGGGATGCGGTCGGCTTCGGCTATCGATTCCAACCTTCTGATTGTTGCCCCGGCGGTGGTGACGCTCACGGACGGGCCCAGTGACGGCACGGTGCGCATCGGTTGGGAATGGTCTTGGGACGATGCCACGCAGGCGGAACTCGCGTGGGCTGACCATGAGGAAGCATGGGAATCAACCGATGAGCCGAACAAGTACAAAGTCACAGACGCCCTCGCAACCTCATGGGTGATTGCCGGGCTTGATACCGGCGTGTGGTATTTCCGGGTCAGGCTCATTAACGCCTCTTCCGATAATGAGGTGGTCGGCCCGTGGTCTGAAACGTATACATACAACCTGTCGAGCGTCCCGGACAAGCCTGCACTTACGCTGAGCAAGTCGGTGATAAACGCTAATGACAGCATCACAGCACGGTGGGCGTATTCGTCCGCTGACGGAAGTCCGCAGGCGTATGCAGAAATCAGGCTTGAAGACGGCACAATCGTCGCCCACACCGAGACCGGGCAGAGCCTCGAAATCACTCATGATTGGGTGACAGGGCAGACATACAACCTTTCGATCCGTACGACCTCCGAGTCTGGAATACAGTCGGATTGGTCTGAACCGGCAACGCTCTACATCGCCGAGCCGCTGACCATCACGCTGACGGACAGCCTGTCGGACGGCGTCCTGACGGCTATGCCCCTGACGGCTACGATCACCGGCGCAGGATCCACGGGAGTGACGGCGTTGTCGATCGTAAGGGCGGAAGATTACCACATCTACCGCCCGGATGAAAACGACTATGACGGATATGCCGGTGAGACTATCGCAACCGTCTCCCAGATCGGAGAGGCGTCAATCACCATTGCGGCAGATGATTTGGTCGGGTCACTCGATGACGGCGCACGCTATACGCTGATTGCGACTATCAGAGACGACTTCGGACAGAGTGCGACCGTGTCGGAGTCCTTCACGGTGGATTGGACGCACAAGGCGGATGCTCCAGGCGTCAAGGTCGTGATGGATAAATACATGAGGTTTGCGAAGATCACGCCCATCGCTCCGGAAGGCTACGCTACCGGTGACACATGCGATATTTATCGCATAACAGCCGATAAGCCCGAGTTGGTTTATAAGGGTGCGACTTTCGGAACGACCTACGTTGACCCTTATCCGGGCTTCGGGCAGGCTTGCGGGCATAGGCTTGTGACGGTCACGCCCAACGGCGACTATGCGAGCGACACAGGGCTTGCGTGGTATGATGCCGACTCCGAAGACGGTGACATCCTCGAAGAACAGCAAATGATCGTCACGGTGGACGGTCAGCAGATCGAACTGCCGTACAACCTCAGCCTGTCGAACAGGTGGACAAAGGACTTCAAGCGGACTTCCTATTTGGGCGGATCCGTCCAGGGCGACTGGAACCCGGCGGTCACCAGAGACCTCACGGCGAACACCGTGCTTGTCCGGGGCGATGACCTCGACAGGCAGTTGGCAATGAGAGACCTCGCGGGCTATGCGGGCATCGCTCATGTGCGGACGCCGGACGGATCCTCGCTGACGGCGGACGTCCAGATCGAGGAACAGCAGTCCTATGACGACAGGAAGGTTTCCTACACGATGACCATCGCCGCCATAGACCCGCAGGAACCCGCGGGCATGACTCTGTCGGAATGGTATGAACTGCACCCGGTAGGGGGCGGGATCTAATGAACTGGAATAAGGGATTCAGCGCTCTTTATGAGTTGCAGAAGGTTGACCCGCTGACATGGATGGACGCGGGGACGCTCGACTTCACAGCGGGCTCTATAAGCAGGACAAACACCGGGCTTATGGAGTCCGCTGATTTAACGATGACGGAAAACCCGGGTGAGTGCTGGGTGCGCGTCTACTTGAAGGCACGCCAGGAATCGAGCGGCGCACGGGTGGCGTTGTTTACCGGGCTCGCTTCCGCACCAAGCAGGAATCTTGACGGCGTAAGAGTGACCTATACGGTCGAGTGCTATTCCGTGCTAAAGCCGGTGGACGACATTCTGGTGCCCATCGGCTATTACGCACCGCCGGGGGCGGACGCCGCTCAGCTGGTGGCGACCTTGCTGTCAGTTGGCCCGGCTCCGGTGGTGGTGGACGGCGAAGGGCCGAGCCTGTCGGAAGCCATCGTTGCTGAGAACGACATGAGCCGTCTTGATGTGGCGTGGTTGATCCTGGACGCCATCGGATGGCGGCTCCGGGTGACAGGTGACGGAACGGTGCACGTGTGCGCCCCTGCTGATAGCGTATCCGCTACGTTTGATATGCACGGCAACGATGTGGTGGAACTCACCATGACGGACGAACAGGACTGGTTCAGCGTTCCCAACTGCATCCGGGTCGTTTCGGGCGACACCTACACGGAATATGTGGACGACGACGCCGACAGCCCCGTCTCGACCATCAGCCGAAAAGCCAAAAGAGGCGGCACGGGCGAAATCTGGATGAATGATTCGGCGGCAAGTATCGCCGACAGCGAGAGCCTTGCAGAGTATGCCCTGCGCATCCTGCGGTCGAATCAGGAACCGGCACGGACTATCAGTTACTCACGGCGGTTCCGCCCGGACGTTCTGGTGTCCGATTGGGTCGCCCTGCGGCTTCCGGGCATCGGAATAGACGGCACATTCAAGATCACTTCACAGACCATCGAACTCGGGCACGGGTGCACCACAGCGGAAGAGGTGGTTTCCATATGAATGATTTCACAAGATTAATTGCAAGTCTTAAGCACGATAAGCGCACCGGCACGGACTACACGGGCACGGTGACGAAGGTAGACGGCGGCACGGCGTACGTGCGCCTGACCGGGTCACAGATATCGGATACGCCATGTGCGCTCACGATATCCGCCAAGGTAGGCGACAAGGTGCGCGTCCGGGTCTCCGGTGGGCGTGCCTGGTTGACCGGCAACGACACCAAGCCGCCGACCAACGACACCGAGAACATCCGAGTTGTCACGCAGAATGCGGAAGTCACGGCACGAGATCTTCAGGAACTGCGCACAGACTTCAATACGGAGTTTAAGACCTTCATCGCTTCGCAGGTCGTTGAGGTGCCTGCCGGTATTCCGTATCGGGTGGACTTCCGGAACGAGTACGGATTTGTCGGCCTACCGTCGGCGGTGGTCGGAATGGCGTTCGATCCGGCGCACGACACGGACAGGTCAGGCGGAACACTTTACCTGTGGCCTAAAGACATCGCCTGCGGAGTGGTAAACATCAACGAAGCGGCGGTTGAGGCAAGGATATACAACGCAACCGGAAACACACGGACGATCACGATCACGTGCATCATGGTCGGGAAAGTGAGGACATAAACGATGTTTAGAGGCACTACACCAACACTAACATTCACGCTCCCGATGGCAGTCAGCACGCTGTCGGAATACTGGGTGACTGTCAGCCAGCACTATGACAACATCAGGATCGACCACGACAGCAGTGACTGCACGGCGAGCGGCTCGACGATCACGGTCACGCTGACTCAGGAAGAGACGCTGAGACTCGTGCCTGACAAGCCAGTGTACATCCAGCTGCGTGTGCTGACGACCGGCGGCGACGCCATGGCGAGCGAGGCATTCAAGGCGACGGTCGCTGACGTTCTGCGCGAGGAGGTGATCGCATGACGTTCGATGTCGAGTTTCAGATTGATGATAAGTCGTTCACGCTGAACGACACCTCTGCGGCGGCGGCTGAGGCGGCTGCGGAGAGGGCTGAGGCGGCGGCAGCGATCCTCGAGGATGTGCAGCTGAGGGCAGCAGGTGATGGCACAGTGACTCTGAGCATCGGAGGGCAGACATGAAAATCAATATTGCAGTTAATGAGTTTGCCAGTGGTGCGATTCCTATCGGCAGACAGGGTGAGAGAGAAGCACGGCAGGTGGTGTTCGACTTGTCGTGGATGGTCGAGAACTTCGGCGAGGGCACAGCGGCACTTCTGCATCAGCGGTCGCAGGACGGTCTTCCTTATCAGGTGAATGCGGTGCAGGACGGCACGACACTGACATGGACGGTCACGGATACCGACACAGCGTTCATGGGATACGGCAAGGCGGAAATCAGGTGGACGGTCGGGGATGCGCTGGCTAAGACGGTCATCTATAAGACCAGAGTCGCTGAGAGCATCACGGGAGACACGGAGATCCCTGACCCGTACCAGAGCTGGTACGACCAGATGGTCGAGACGGTTGGAGCAGAGGCGGAACAGAGAGCCGAAACGGTCGCACGGGAAGCGGCGGTCGATGCGGTGAGCGGATACGTTGAGCAGGCGAGTGCATCGGCGGAGTCAGCGAGTGAGTCAGCACAGTCAGCGCAGGCATCAGCGGAGAGTGCGGCACGGTCGGCAGAGGCACTGAGCGGTCTGTCGGCGGTTATGACGGCAAGTGGAGAAGGCACGGTCACGCTCGGCGTGGTGCTTCAGGAGGGTTGAGATGGCAGATAAGACTATGCATCATGTTGTGATAGGTAGCGATACCTACGAGATTGTGGACGAGACGGCACGGACAACTGACAAGACGCTGAATATCACCAACATGGCTGCCGATGGCAAGGCAACAGGCGACGCAATCGCAACGCTGAAGAGCACGGCAGTAACGACTAAATACCAGGATGCAACAGCGATCCCGAATAACACGGATTACAACACACTGACAACGCCGGGAAATTACTATTGTTCTTCCAGTGCATCCGCTAAGACGATGACCAACATCCCGCCGATCACGACGGCACACAGGCTCATCGTGCTGACCAGAAACAGCGGCTCGACAATCACGCAGATTTTGATTGCGTCGAACTCCGCATCGACCATGTATATCAGAAACAATGCTGCTGCATGGCACAAGGTCGCGGTTGATATTGACACATTAATGACGGATTCGTCCTTCAGGTCTTCCGCGACCACAGCACCGGCAAGCGATTTCAATGACCTTGAACCCGGCACGATCTACACGCTCGGCTCGGCGGCTGTTGAAGTCATGGCAAACGCGCCGAAAGGGTCGCTCAATGTTGCCGGCGCGGATCAGACTTACGGCATTCCGTCCGGGACGGTTGTGACCTTCAGAGGCGGCGGAAACGGAGCGGTACAGATCTTCTTTGCGCAGTCTGGAAGCCCGTATAGCCAGCCGATTATTAATATCCGACACAAGTACTACTCTAATAGCACTTGGCAGTGGACACCGTGGGCGCAGCTGGCGACGTTATACGGTGTGCTCAGGGCAACCAATACATTTATCCAGGAATCGAGAATCCAGGCGGGGACGGCAGACTTCACCGACATGGACGATGCGCCGAACAACACGATCTACCAGATCGACCTTGATGCGGTCAGCATGGCACATAATCCGATTTCCGGTCGGAGTTGCGTGCTGATTACCTTCAGCCCGTCGTTCATTTCGAATCATGGATCCATGCAGCTGTGTGCAGGTCTTGAAACCGATGACGCGTATACGCCACAGATGTACTACCGTTACGGATACAGACAGTCATCGGCGGAATTCCGCTGGACAACGTGGATCAAACTTGCCGGTGATTCTGGTCAAGTCTTCATGGAGAACAAAGGACAGCTTGCCAAGAACACCGACCTCGACACGGTCATGGACAACAGCGTTTATCTGCTTGCGGCGAATGGGAATCATAATTCCAACCCGATTGCAGGCTACGCCGGATTCATGACGGTTAAGACGAAGGACACCATTTCAATGCAGACCGTCGAACGTCTGAACGGCGAACGGCACACACGGTACACCACAAACGGCGGAACGTCGTGGAGCAGCTGGACGTAAGGAGGTGGACGAAATGGAGACAGTAAGAGAAATTAACTTCACTCATCGTTACTGGATTCTGCTTCTGCCCCTGATTCTCATGGGTGCGGATGTGCTGACAGGATGGATTCAGGCAAGTATCAATCGCACATGGGACTCGACCAAGATGAGGGTCGGACTTTTCCGTAAGAGCGGCGAACTGCTTGTCATCGTGGTCGCTTACGTTATCTGCATCGCTGTCAGCCTGCCGTTCGATGTGTCGGCATTCATAGCGGTCTACATCATAGCGATGGAACTGATATCGATATGCGAGAATCTGGATCAGGCGGGTTTGCCCGTCCCTGTCTGGATTACCAGAAGATTGAAGAAGGTTGCGAAAGACCTGAGCGAAGATGATCCGATAGGCGAAATCGATGACAGGATGGCGGACAAATACTGGGACGATGACGATGAGATAGAGGCAGACCATGACAATACCTGAGAGTGCAACGCAATGGGCAATCCAGATAGCGAACGACCAATCACACGGATACAGCCAGAGCAACCGATGGGGCAATCCTGATTATGACTGCTCCTCGCTCGTTTTGTCCGCCTACAAACGAGCAGGCGTGGATGTCGGGCAGGCCACATACACGGGCAACATGCGCTCCGAACTGCTGAAGCATGGTTTCACGGATGTCACGGCAAGCATCAATCTGGCGTCTGGTGCGAACCTTCAGCGTGGTGACATCCTTCTGTACCATCTCAGCGGTACGCAAGGCCACACGGCTCTCTACGCAGGCAACAAACAGATCGTCCACGCACGGGGCCAGTCTTACGGCTCATCCGCACCCGGTGACCAAGGGAGCGAGATAGCCGTCACGCCGTACTCACGCAGTCGGTGGGCAAC